GATAACCAGAACAGCATCTGCTGGGAAGTACATCAGAAGGCGCTTGACATTCTTGATGGGCGAAAACATGACCCAACCTTCTACCCGGTCATCTATGGCGCAGCGCCAGAGGATGATTGGGCGGACCCTAAGGTATGGAAAAAGGCAAACCCTTCTCTCGGCATTACGGTGACCATGGATAAGGTAAAAGCTGCTTTTGAATCTGCAAGACAGAATCCCGCCGAGGAGAATAGCTTTCGCCAGCTTCGTTTGAACCAGTGGGTCAAACAGGCTGTACGCTGGATGCCTATGGATAAATGGGATGCCTGCGCTTTTACGGTTGATCCGGAAGCCTTACGAGGCCGCGTCTGCTATGGCGGTCTTGACCTATCTTCTTCCACCGATATTACTGCTTTTGTGCTGGTTTTCCCGCCAATGGACGAGGATGACAAATATGCCGTGCTTCCGTTCTTCTGGATACCGGAAGACAACATCGATTTGCGTGTGCGCAGAGACCATGTGAATTATGATGTGTGGAAAAAACAAGGTCATTTGCAAACCACCGAAGGTAATGTCGTCCATTACGGATACATTGAAAAGTTCATTGAGCAGCTTGGCGAGAAATACAACATCCGCGAGATTGCCTTTGACCGCTGGGGAGCTGTGCAGATGGTACAGAACCTTGAGAACATGGGTTTCACAGTTGTTCCCTTCGGTCAGGGCTTCAAGGATATGAGCCCTCCCACAAAAGAACTGATGAAACTAACTCTGGAACAGAAACTTGCCCACGGCGGCCATCCTGTTCTTCGCTGGATGATGGATAACATCTATATCCGCACCGACCCAGCAGGCAACATCAAAGCGGACAAAGAGAAATCCACAGAGAAAATCGATGGTGCAGTCGCCACCATTATGGCGCTGGACCGGGCAATTCGGTGCGGCAATGTTACGAGCGAAAGCGTGTATGACACACGCGGACTGCTCATTTTTTGATTGGAGGTAGATGCCTATGAACATCTTTCAGGGAATATTCAAAGCCCGAGATAAGCCTAAAGACACCCTGAGCGGCAGTCGATACAACTTCTTTTTCGGCAGTACGAGCTCGGGAAAGACAGTCAACGAACATACTGCCATGCAAATGACGGCGGTATATTCCTGCGTGAGGATATTGTCCGAAACGCTGGCGGGTCTGCCGCTCCATGTATATAAGTACAACGACAGCGGTGGTAAAGAGAAATATCTGAAACACCCGTTATATAAGCTCCTCCACGACGAGCCGAACCCAGAGATGACTTCATTCGCATTTCGCGAAACACTGATGAGTCATCTTTTATTATGGGGCAATGCCTATGCGCAGATTATACGCAATGCTAAAGGCGAGGTCATTTCCCTCTATCCGTTGATGCCAAACAAGATGACAGTTGACCGTGATGCAAACGGCCGGCTTTTCTATTTATATCAGCGCAGCTCGGAGGACATACCCTCACTCGGCAAAGACAACCAGGTTTATCTTGCCCCTGCCGATATCCTGCATATTCCGGGCTTGGGCTTTGACGGTCTGGTTGGCTATTCGCCCATCGCAATGGCAAAGAACGCGGTAGGCCTCGCAATCGCCACAGAGGAATACGGAGCTAAGTTCTTTGCTAATGGTGCTGCACCGGGCGGTGTGCTTGAACATCCCGGCACGATTAAGGACCCGCAGAAGGTCAAGGAATCCTGGAATGCCGCTTACCAAGGCTCTGCCAACTCACACAGGGTGGCCGTGCTCGAGGAAGGCATGAAGTATCAGCCCATTGGGATTTCACCGGAACAGGCACAGTTCCTGGAAACGCGGAAGTTTCAGATCAATGAGATTGCCCGTATTTTCAGAGTGCCTCCGCATATGCTCGCCGACCTTGAGAAATCCTCCTTCAGCAACATTGAGCAGCAGTCGCTTGAGTTTGTGAAATACACGCTCGACCCGTGGGTGGTGCGCTGGGAGCAGTCCATGTGCCGTGCTCTTCTTTCCGACAGTGAGAAGCCGACGGTATTTATCAAGTTCAACGTGGACGGACTTTTACGCGGCGATTACGCAAGCCGTATGAACGGTTATGCCACGGCAAGGCAGAACGGATGGATGAGTGCAAACGACATCCGGGAGCTTGAAAACCTCGATCGCATTCCAACGGAGCTCGGCGGCGATCTCTACCTCATCAATGGTGCGATGACCAAATTACAGGACGCTGGTGCGTTCGCAAAGCAGGCTGAGCCTGCACCCAATAAAACAGAAACGGAGGAAGGTTCTGATGAAACAAACAACACGGGCAGAAATGCCACAATCCGTACAAAGTAATATGCGCGATTTGCCAGCGGGTGCTACCCGTAAATTCTGGAACTGGGCGCGGGATGAAGATTCCGATGCCCGAACGCTCTACCTTGACGGCACAATTGCCGAGGAAAGCTGGTTTGACGACGATGTCACCCCGAAAGCATTTAAAGCTGATTTGAATGCCGGTGAGGGTGACATTGTTATTTGGATCAACTCTCCCGGCGGCGACTGTATTGCGGCGAGTCAGATTTACTCCATGCTCATGGATTACAAGGGCAAGATTACCGTAAAAATTGACGGCATTGCGGCTTCGGCAGCAAGCGTTATCGCAATGGCAGGAACCGAGGTATTGATGGCTCCCACGGCGCTCATGATGGTGCATAACCCACTGACCATCGCAATCGGCGACAGCGAGGAAATGCAGAAAGCGATCGCTATGCTGGACGAGGTTAAGGAAAGCATCATCAACGCCTATGAAATCAAAACCGGACAGTCCCGCGCAAAGCTCTCACACCTCATGGACGCTGAAACTTGGCTCAACGCCAACAAGGCGATTGAACTGGGTTTTGCAGACGGCATTCTGGAGGATGAGAAAAAGCGGATTCAACCGGACGATGTCACCTATGCTTTCAGCCGCAGAGCAGTAACAAACTCGCTGCTTAACAAGGTCAAACCCAAGATACCCAAACAGAACAAAGGCACACCCGTTGATGTCGCTAAAGCCACTCCTGCGGATTGGCTCGAAAAGCGGCTCTCTTTGATTTCTCACTAAATTATATGGAGGTAACATCAATGAACAAAATTCTTGAACTGCGCGAAAAGCGCGCCAAGGCATGGGAAGCCGCAAAGGCTTTTCTCGATACCAAGCGCGGTACCGACGGTTTGGTTTCCGCCGAAGACACCGCAACATACGAGAAAATGGAAGCCGACGTAATCGCTCTCGGAAAGGAAATCGACCGCCTGGAAAAGCAGGAAGCCCTCGACCGCGAGCTGTCAAAGCCTCTAAACACACCCCTCACAGGCAAGCCTGCTGTTCCCGGTATGGAAACCAGGACCGGCAGAGCCTCCGACGAGTACAGGAAAGCGTTCTGGAATGCCATGCGCACCCGTGCTGGCGAAGGTCTTGACCCCATTGTGAAAAACGCTCTGCAAATCGGCACCGATACTGAAGGCGGATATCTTGTCCCGGATGAGTTCGAACGCACACTTGTGGAAGCCCTTGATGAGGAGAACCTCTTCCGAAGGTTAGCCAAGGTCATTACCACTTCCTCCGGGGACCGTAAAATTCCGGTGGTTGCATCCAAGGGGACTGCTTCCTGGATTGATGAGGAAGGCGCAATTCCCGAAAGTGATGACAGCTTCGGTCAGGTTTCCATCGGTGCATACAAGCTGGGAACAATGATCAAGGTTTCTGAAGAGCTTCTTAATGATAGTGTGTTTCCACTTGAAGCATATATTTCTAAAGAGTTCGCAAGGCGTATTGGCAACAAAGAAGAGGAAGCCTTTTTCACAGGCGACGGTTCTGGTAAACCTACCGGCCTGCTTGCTGTTACCGGCGGCGCGCAGATCGGCGTGACCACGGCTGGCGCTACCGCTATCACCATCGATGAGGTGCTCGACCTGTTCTATTCGCTGAAAGCACCTTATCGAAACAAAGCCGTGTTCGTCATGAACGACTCCACCGTAAAGGCGATCCGCAAGTTAAAGGACGGTAACGGTCAGTACCTCTGGCAGCCTTCACTGCAGGCGGGCACTCCG